CAATTAGTGGTTTAAGTGAAATTGGCAGAGATAATTATGGTGTATTTCCTTTAAAGGGTAAAGTATTAAATGTTAAAGATGCATCACAAAAACAAATTCTAGAAAATATGGAAATTACAAATCTTAAAAAAATTTTAGGATTAGAAGAAGGCAAAGATTATAAAAATACAAAATCATTAAGATATGGAAAAGTAATGATTTTAGCAGATCAGGACCATGATGGTTCTCATATTAAAGGTTTAGTATTAAATATCTTTCATACACTATGGCCTTCATTATTAAAGAATAATTATGTATTATCAATGATTACCCCTATTATTAAAGTTAGTAAAGGTAAACTAGTTAAATCATTTTATAATTTAACAGATTATGAAAATTGGAAGAAAAAGACAAAAGACTATCAAAAATGGAATACTAAGTATTATAAGGGATTAGGAACTAGCACAGCTGTTGAAGCACGTGATTATTTTAAAGATATGAAGAAAAATGATTATGAATGGACTGATAAGAGTGATGATAAAATGAATTTAGCATTCAAGAAAGATCAAAGTAATTTGAGAAAAGATTGGTTATATAAATATGATCAAAAAAATATTATTGATGGATCAGAAAATAATATTCCTATTGAAAAATTTGTAGATAATGAATTAATTCATTTCTCAAATAGTGATACATTAAGATCAATTGGATCAATTTGCGATGGATTAAAACCAAGTCAACGTAAAATTTTATATTGTAGTTTTAAAAGAAAATTATACAAAGAAATTCGTGTTGCACAATTAGCTGGATATGTAAGTGAGAATGCAGCATATCATCATGGTGAAGCTTCATTGCAATCTACTATTATTGGTCTAGCTCAAAATTTTGTAGGTTCAAATAATATTAATGTATTAAAACCAAATGGACAATTTGGAACAAGAATTATGGGTGGCGCAGATTCAGCAAGTCCAAGGTATATTCATACTGAACTAAATCGTATTGTTGATTTAATCTATCCTTCAATAGATTTTCCATTACTAAAATACAATGATGATGATGGTATTTTAGTTGAACCAGAATATTATATTCCTATCATTCCAATGGTTCTAGTCAATGGAATGAATGGTATTGGAACAGGATTTAGTACAACTATTCCACAATACAATCCTAAAGATATTATTAAAAATATTGAATATAAGTTAAATAAACAACCTTATAAAATTATTCATCCATGGTATAAAGGATTTACAGGAACAGTTGAAAAAATAGATAATAAAATGTATGTTACAAAAGGTAAATATAATATTATAAATAAAAATACATTAGTAATCAATGAATTACCGATTGGAAAATGGACTCAAAATTATAAAGAATTCTTAGATAGTTTACTATATGATAAAACAAAGAAACAAAAATTTTATATTTTAGATTATGAAGATCATTCAACAGATGTAGGCATTCTATTTGTGATTAAAGTTGAACCACATATTTTGCAAAATATTCAATGCAATGTTGATAAACATACAGATACAATTGAAGATTTATTTAAATTGTCAACAACTAAGTCATTAAAGAATATTCATTTATATGATAGTAAAGGAACTATTAAAAGGTATAATTCGATTTATGATATATTTGATGAATATTATATTGTAAGATATAGTTTGTATGTAAAAAGAAAGAAATATCAATTAGAATGTTTAAAATATGAATTAGATATTCATAATTCTAAAATGAGATTTATCGAGGATGTAATTAATGAAAAAATCGTTGTATTTAGAAAGAAACGGGATATTATCATTGAAAATTTAAAAGATTTAGAATATCCAATAATAATTGATAAAAAAATAGTTATTGATTATAATGCTGAAAATATTAAGTCTGGATTTAATTATTTAATTCAAATTCCATTATATCATTTATCAGAAGAAAAAATTGTTGAATTAGAATCTATTATTACAGATCTACAAAAACAATATGATGAATTAAATATAAAAACAATTGAAGAAATATGGTTAAATGAATTAAAAGAATTAAAAAAAAATTATAAATAAAATGTTTGAATAAATTATTTTTTTTTTCTAAGTTATTATATAAATATGGGTGGAGGATTAATGCAACTCGTAGCTTATGGTGCTCAAGATATTTACCTTACAGGTAACCCACAAATTACTTTTTTCAAAGTTGTCTATCGCAGACATACAAACTTCTCTATGGAGGCGATTGAACAAACATTAGCAGGATCAGCTGCTGCAAGTTCTACACAAGTTTGTACTATTTCTAGAAATGGTGATTTAGTTGGTAAAGTATGGTTAGAAGATAGTAGTTCAAATTGTTTAGATGGGGAAATTTATGATTATATTAAAAGAGTTGATTGTGAAATTGGTGGTCAATTAATTGATAGACAAACTGGTGATTGGAATGCTGTATGGTGGAATTTAACAACACCAGAATCTAAAGTAGATGGATTAAGAAATACTTTTGTTGGGCTTTCTGGTGCTGATGAAAGTCATTATTTTTATTATCCACTTAATTTTTGGTTTTGTAGAAATGTTGGTTTAGCATTACCATTAATTGCTTTACAATATCATGAAGTAAATCTTAAAATTACATATGGTTCTGGTTCAATAGTATCTTCTCCTAAAGTTTGGATAGATTATATTTATCTTGATACCGATGAAAGACGTAGATTCGCCCAAGTATCGCATGAATATTTAATTGAACAAGTTCAAAGAGATACATTTGCAGGAGATGAGACAACATTTGATTTAAAATTTAATCATCCTGTTAAAGAATTAATATTTGTAAACGAGGTTACTAGTTCATCTACTGAATCGTCATGCAACTTTGGCCCAATCCGTGCAACAGGAAATGTTGTTCTTGCTGGTGAAAAAGGCGTATATAATAATGCAGATAATACTAGTATGCGATTAGTATTAAATGGACATGATAGATTTGCTAAAAGACAGATGAAATATTTTAAGACTTGTCAGACTTTACAACACCATACAAGATGCCCTGCTGTTGGTAAAAGATTTACATGCGTGTGTCCAATCCCAGAAGCAGGTATATTACAAGAAGGTGCTGATATATTTTATGTAGAAAAACCAGTTAGAGTAATATCAGCAACTTTAACAACAACAACTGCTACAGGTGATGGTTCAAATACAATACAATTAACTGTTGATGATGGAGTTGGAACAACTGGAGGAAACCCTGATGAAACAGCAATTACAACTGGTATTACATTAAATGCTGCAAATGCAAGGGAAAATTTTTTCATGGCCGTCACAGATGTAGTTTGTATTCAAAATGACAGACATATTGGTATTGAATCTGTTGGTGGTGATATGGCTTCTACACAAGGTTTTGTAACACTTGAATTAGAAGAATTACCCTTATTAATTGGTGGAGATGCGAATGATCTAGGTAATATTTATTGTTATAGTTTTGCCCTAAAACCTGAAGAACATCAACCAAGTGGAACATGTAACTTTTCTAGAATTGATAGTTCACAATTAATCTTTGATAATGCCCCTGGAGATTCAAATACATCATTAAAAGTATTTGCTGTAAATTACAATATATTAAGAATTATGAGTGGTATGGGTGGTTTAGCTTATTCCAATTAAGTTTAAAATATTTAATTTCTTTTTTTTTTTAAAAAAATATATTTACTATATTATAAATGGATAGATTTCTTGGATTCAAAACTGAAGAAATTTTAACGTGTTTACTATTAGTCGTAGTTGGTTATTTTATAGCCAAAATGTTTAGTGAAAGATGTGGTTGTAATGGATTTAGTGTTGGCGCGCCGACTCAGTGTTATAATCCTAGTCTTGGCTTAACAAATGCTAATTGTACTGTAGGTCAACACAAATTTCCTTGTCCAACAAAGAGTATGAAAAATTTAAATATAAAAGAACATTGGTGTCCTGATTTTTGTACTTTTGGTGGGCCCGATATATACTGTCCAAGATATAAAACATCTCGCCTTTGTCAAGGTAACGAAGAACTAGGTATTCCTGGGGTCTCCACCACCAATCAATGTATTAAAAGAAAAACACCAGCACCTCCTGCACCAACACCATCACCACCATCACCACCATCACCACCATCACCACCATCACCTAATTCAGATGTGTGTAATTCACCACAATCTCTCGGCGACCAGGAGAAACAACTCTGGGAGACCTGCAGTCTGACTGCTGCCGGGCGGGGCGCGTGTGAGAACAAAAAAGGTGTAACCGAAAAGTCGTGCCAAGTTGTTTTTGGAAACTTTTATAAAAACTGTTGGCCTTATATTGAGGAAAATAGTGAATCTAATAAAGGATTGTATAGTAACGTGCCAGTCATGAAGGATGCCTGCGATGCCGCCGCGGGACCATCACCACCACCTACACCATCGCCTCCTACACCATCGCCTCCTACACCATCGCCTCCTACACCATCGCCTCCTACACCATCGCCACCAACAGATAAGTGTCCCAGGGGAGTTTTTGAAGAATGGACGGGATCGGTTATTAATAATTGCGATAGTGATAGTTGTGACTCAAAGTGCCGAGTAGCATTTAATGAGCATTATACTAATTGCAAATCAAGAATTAAAAATGAAGGCCAATCTGTGGACAACCACTACAAGGGTATTAATCAAAAATGCAATCCCCATTAGATGGCGATACCGAGGCGCAGGATGACTTTGAATAATTTGTTCAAACTTGATGATGGATTTATATTTATTGTATTTATTTCTATTTTATAATTTTTCTAAGATATATTCTTTTGTCCATTTATTTGGATTTTGATCTATTCTGTAATTTTTATTATTGTATCTTAAGTAATATCCATAAGGTCCAATATTTATAGATGCATCAATATTTTTATATTTACATATCTTTAAAGGATATTTCATAATAATTTTACAATCATCAATATCTAAGTCTTCTTTTTCTTTCTTTTTATACTGTAAATATCCTTTAATATTGAAATTATTATTATTGTATCTTAAATAAGGTCCATATCTACCATTTTTAAGTGTAATATTTTCACCTTTGTATTGACAAATAATTTTATCATCTGATTTTTTTTTGTCTTTCATATTCTTAAATCCCATTTGACTCAAAATAATAGGATTAAAACTATCATATAATTTCTTAATAACAGATAACCATTCTATTTCACCATTTGAAACTTTATCTAAATCTGCCTCAACTAATGCCGTAAAATTTGTATCTAATAAAGTTTTAAGATTTTGATTTAAATAATCTAAGACAAGTCTTCCTAAATCTGTAACAATAATTCGTTTCTTTTGTTTGTTTGTTTTGAATGTTTCATTAAATTCACTAATATCTTTATTTTTAAGTGTAATACATTTTTGTGATTTTTCTTCAGGATCAATATCTGTATTAATTGTATAATTACGATTATAAAGTGTATCAATTAAATTTGCATAAGTTGAAGGTCTGCCAATACCACTATTTTCTAACTTTTTAACAATCGTCGATTCGTTATAGTATTGTGGTGGATTTGTTTCAACATATTTACAAACAGCATCTTTTAATTTACAAATATCAATATTTTGATATACTTGTAAATCAATACGTTCTAATTCTTTACCTGAATATTTTAAATATCCATCAAATTTTAAAGATTTTACTTTGGATACAAAATTACCATAATTTTTAAGTAGATCATTTGTTAACTTTAATGTTAACACATCATAAATAGCAGGTTTCATATGAGATTGAATTGTTTTACGTTTAATAAGTTCATATAACTTTTTATCACAATCTTTATAATTATCACTTAATTCACAATCCAAGTTTGTGGGTCTAATAGCTTCATGTGCTTCTTGGGCACCTTTCACTTTTTTAGTTTGACGATCAAAGTAATATTCTTTGCCAAAATTATTTTGGATATTTCGATTTAATGATTTTTTAAAGTCATTTGAAATAAATGTTGAATCAGTTCTCATATAAGTAATTTTACCATTTTCATAAAGTTTTTGAGCAACATTCATTGTCATTTTTACAGGAAATCCTAGTTCTTGTTGAGCACATTGTTGTAGCGTTGATGTAATTAAAGGAGGACTAGAATAAGATTTTTCTTCTTTTATTACTTTTTCAATAACTTTAAATTCCCTACATTCAATAATATAATTTAAGATTTCTTTAATTAAGTCATCATTAACCTCAATCTTATTGAAATTAAATAATGAATCAAAATCGATATTATCATCATACATATTACTTGTAAATTTGTAAGAGTATTCAGGTTCATAATTTTTAATATTTTTTTCATGATCTTCTAAAATATTAAGTAAACAACTTTGTACTCTTCCAGCTGATAAACCTTTTTTATCCGTTTGAATATGTTTCCATAGTAATGGAGATACTTTATAACCAATATACAAATCAATAAATTGTCTAGCTCTTTGAGCATTAACACTATTCATATCTAGAGTTGTAGGATTTTCTAATGCTCTTGTAATCGCCCTTTTAGAGATTTCATTAAATTTAATACGATTGTTTTCTGTATAATCAAGATTGAATAAATTACCTGTGTGCCAAGCAATTGCATCACCTTCTCGATCATCGTCTGCAGCAAGAATAATTTCTTTTGCTTTAATATTTTTAAGCATTGAAACAGCCTTAGGATTTATTACTTTATAAATTGGTGTAAAATTTTTTTCGATCATTTCATCTAATTTAGTTGTATCTAAATTATTAATGTGGCCAAATGATGATCTTACAATGATATCATTAGGGAAGAATGTTTGAATCTTTTTTGCTTTTGCAGGAGATTCAACAATAATAAGTTTCATATATTTTTAATTAAATAAATAAATTATAAATATCAAATTATATTTTAATCTAAACTAAATTTTGGATCATTATAAATATAATATCCAACGATTACCATACCAATAGCACAAAATATCAATATTTGTATATTATTTAATTTTAATATACTTAATAATGTGCTTACGAATGTCCATATAAATATCCATAAAAATAATGTGAGTGTGAAATTTATCCAAGTATTCGTGTTCATTATAATTATAAATAATATTAAATTATTTATTTAAAATAATATTAAATTATAAGTAATATGGACAACATAGTTATTGTAACAGACAGTGAAAGTGATAGTGATTATTCAAATGATAGTGATACACATGATCAAAGAGAAGAAGTGGTTTATGAAAATACACATTTTATGAATCATATTAAAACAGAAGAATACAAAAAAAATAGAAATAGATTATTTACACGAGATATTGACACTAGAAGTTTATTAGTCGATACAAATAATATTCAAAAAACAAGTAGTTTTAATACAAATGATTATACTTATAATTTATATAGTCAAACTAATAATAATGATCAAAATACGACAGGTGGTTATGGATCATATAAAAATGTAATTGGTTTTAGATTAATAAGGGCAATTATACCAAATACAGCATATACAATCAATGATATGAATAATAGTATCGTATATAGTACAACAAGTGGAACAAGTGAAACTATTTCAATTACATTAATAAAAGGATATTATACATTAGATAATTTAGCTAACGCTTTTCCAGCAACGGCTGATTTAGCGGATAGTAATGTTTCAGGGGCAACAACAACAAATAATATAATAACGACAACAAGGGTAACAATACCAACTCCAGCAAATCATAAATTTAAGTTTCAATGTAATATTACAAGTGTAAATTTTAAATTTGTATGGAATACAAATGATAAGACAAAAAATGCTGCACGATTATTTGGATTTTATCCAGTAGAATCATCTACTGATACATCTCATACTTCAGATTTTGTTCCAGATATGAGTAATCATTTTGTTGATGTAGTTGTAGATGAAATACCTAAAATAGCATGTAAAGATAATCCTACAGGGAAAAATATAATTGAAAGAATATATATGAATAATGATTATGGTTCAATGAAAATACATGAAAGTATAATCTATGGTGAGCAAAATTATTTTTATCCAATTACTTTAGAAAAATTAAGTATAAAATTATATAGTGATGATGGAAAAACTCTTTATGATTCACAAAAGGCAAATCATAGTTTTGAGTTTGAAATAACTACTTTAAAAAATACAGAATTAGTTAGATAATTTATATTTATTTAATATATATCTTATGAATTATAAATATATTGGTATAGGTTCAATAATATCTATAATAACATTATACTTATATTTTCGTTTTGGTGATAAAAAAACAATAGAAATTGAAAAAAGAACAGATGAGGATACAAAATTATTATTCCAAAAATTACAAAAAAATGATAAAGTATTAAAAACATTATTAAGTCATACTATTAAATATCTTAGAAAAGATAAATATAGTGATAAACAATTATTAGATAGATTAAATAAAGATTCATTATTCAATAAAGATTATGAAACTATTAGAATATTAGTTGATACACATAATATTACTAATAAACATCCTAATAATTTTGATGTAGGAAATTATGTTTTTGATTTAGATTCAGGAACGGATAATGTTACAGGAGGACTTGGTAGATATAAAAATGTTATTGGTTTTAGATTAATACATGCTATAATGCCTAATGCTGCTTATGTTATAAACAATAATAATAACATAGTTGTATATATTGTTGGTCCAGAAACAATAACATTAACATTAAAAGAAGGATATTATACTTTAGATAATTTAGCAAATGCTTTCAATGAATCAGATGTAATTTATACAGGGTCACCTACACCATCAGTCGCTGGAGCAAGTAAAATAAAAACATCTGGTATTAGTTATAATTCTACAACGCATAAATTTACTATAAATACAAGCGGTTCATCTTCATTTAAATTTGTATGGAATACAAATGATACTACAAAAAATGCAGCACGAATATTTGGATTTAATGTTGATGGACCAAGTACTACAAATAGTCCAGCTTCCCATATATCAGATTTTGTTCCAGATATGAGTATACATTATACTGATTTAGTTGTTGATGAAATACCTTATATTGCTTGTAAAAATAATCCAAGTGGTCATCATGTTATAGATAGAATACCTTTAAATGTTGATTATGGTTCAAATGTATCTTATGAACCTTATAGAGATCCATATCAAAATTACTTTCTACCAATTAGTTTAAGTAGATTAACTATTAAATTACTAGAACCAATACATGGTCATACTTATAAACCACAAGACTCAGATCATAGCTTAGAATTTGAATTAACTATGATAAAGAATGAAAAAAATGTTGGATTATTCAATTAATCTTTCTTAAGTAAATCATCTAATTGTTTAATTATCATACCAACGGGTAATAGTTCTTCCGTTTTCCATTGAATACGACCATTTGCTACTTCAATAATTTATTTAAAGTAAAAGTTATAGATTATATGAATGAATAAAATAGATTGTATTTATATTTTAAATCTTAAAAAAGAAAGGTCAAGATTAAAACAATGCCTTATGCTACTTGCAGATGAAGAAATATATATCCCGATAAAAGTTTTTCCAGGTATTTATTGGGACACAGAATACTTTCGGAATGAAATTTATGAAAAAGAAGCAATTCCTTCCAAAAAATGGAAAGAAAAAAATGGTAGTCCGTTAAAAATAGGTCAAGTTGCGTGTTGTTACTCTCATTTAAAATTATTAGAAAATGCATATCAAAATAATTATGAAACGATTCTACTACTTCAAGATGATGTTTATTGTGATGTTATTGGTGGGTTAAAAGAAGAAATTATAAAATATCATCATCTGATTAGTAAAGTGAATGATTTTGATTTATATTACATTGGAAAAGAAAAAGTGATCAAAGAAGAAGTTGAAGAAAGGTACAAAGATACAAATGCCCTTGTAACTAGTTACAGTTGGAATGCTCATGCGGTTATTTTTTCAAGAAATTGTATTGAAAAATTACTCAATACAACAATTTTTCAAAATATAATTCCTTTTGATGAATACTTACCAATATGTTATGGAAAAAGTCAATGTATTGAAAAAGAATACTATGAAAAGTTATTTCCATCAAATCTAATTGCTTTGTCCTCTGATACATTTCAAAGAGTATATCAATGTACATATTATTCATCTCGTTATAAACATCTAATTGAAGACTATACTACGACTGATATTGACAATTCAAGTCATATTTAATATACAAATGAAACACAAACATACTTTGTCCCTTTTGTAACAGGTAGTCCTTCATGATAATGGGTAATCCTTCCTGGATGGATTAATGCATGTCCTTTTTTATTCTTAATCTTACACTTTCGTTTAATAAAATGAACTTCCCCACCATCATATTCTTCATTCAAAGATATATTTATGGTGTATGATGATGAATCATGATGGGGTCCTAATTTATAAAACTTATCATGTTCATATTTCACAACAAATCCTAAATTTAAGGAGGTTGTTTTGAAAGATCCCCAATAATGAGAAACAACAGGAGCTACATATGTTTTTATTATTTCTTCCCACATTTCATGTATATTTAATTCTGTAAAATGAATATCATTGGAAGGAATATTTTCATAACCAATTCGAGTATCTTCACTTGTTGCACCTGACCATTTACCATATTTCTCACATAATTGTATCATTTCTTTACAAAATAAATCATTGACAATCGGAAATTGTATCACATCATGACTCACTTCTTCAATAGGCAATACTTCCAATTGATTGTAGGCTTCAATAAATTTAGGGTGAAAATATTTATTTAGATATCCTTGTTTATCTTTATGATAATCTTTGATACTAATATTGTTTTCTTTTGGTTTAAACATATATACAAGATTGATACGTTTATTCCAATGACCATCTTTCATAGATACACCGTTTGTTTCGTGGAAATAGGTTGAATCAAAAACCATTGCCCGATTACATTTGTATTCAACGATTTGTTTTGTAGCTCCTGTATCTGATAGATATTTTTTTATTCTTGGGACATTTTTATTGTACTCTTGGTATGTCCAATCACTTGGTCTCCGTTTATCCCAAATAATTAATCCATTTTTCGATGAATCTTTTACAGATTCATTGGGAGTCAACCATATATTGACATTTACAGAAGCAGGGTCTGAATGAGGTGTTACACCAGGACATTCGTTATTGTAAATGAAAAACCACCCTCGATCAAATTCGAGATCACATAAAACATCATTAAATTTTTCTTTTAAAAAGTGACATACTTCTTCAACTTCAGGAATAGGATAATCACGTGAATCAAAACTATAGTCTTGATATCCACCACGATAATTGTTGCTTGTGTTAAATTCTTTTGTGATTGCAAAACCTCTTAACTGATTGAGGATATTTCCTGATAAGAGATCATCAACAATGATAATATTATTTTCATCCCAATAATTGTTTACTTCTAATACTTCTTCCTGTATATTATCTTCTGAAGTATTATTCTGTTCATATAAATATCCATATTTCTTCTCATTGCATACATGTAAAAAGATATTACTCTTACGACAATTTTCACAAAAAGACATATCGCATCCTCTATTTTCACTATAATTAGTTGAATAGTTATCAAAGAGTTCATTGACGATATCCTTGCGTATTAAATAAATATGATTGATATAAGGGACATTCCAACACCCCTTATGTCTGTATTCGATGATATCAAAATAATTGAATGACTCATTGTACCATCCATTATCATCGATATTACCCCAAAAATTAGTCCAATTTTCATTTCCCAAACGAAATAAAGGACATACAATATTTTTTCCATAGGATAATAATTCATATATTAATTCTTTGTTTGTCACAATACAATTTGCATCCATATTCAAATAATAATCAAACTCTAATTCTGTAAATTCTTTCAATGAATCATCTCTTATGAAATGTTCTTCTTTTTGAACCTTGTTTACACTTACATTTTTATATCTTTGAGAGAATTTATGATTAATTGTATCATTACAATAGATTGTCAAATAAATCAATTCTTTCGGATAATTAAGATCTTCCAATTTTCTTAAAAATAAATTGATATTATAATGACCTTTACAAAATACAATTAAATAAATTGTTTTATCTTTGAGAATACTTTTCACCATACGATATTGATATAGAGGATTCCATTGTTTTGTTAAATAATTACAATAATTATTATGAACAACTTTCACATTATGAGACCCATTTCCATGATAATGACATGGATATGTATTGTACATTCTATTTTTTAATCTATTTTTTTGATATAATATTTCTAATTCTTCAATATTGTTTGAACTGGTTTGGAATATTTCGCAACTTGTATCGATTTTTATATTTTTTATAAATAATTCATAACGACTATGGATTAAATATTGATCATCATTGGTATCATCAAATTCAACATCAATAATTTCTTTTATGACACCTACTTTTCCAATAAATCCCCCACTATTAATATATCGATAGGGTCCATCATCCTCAAAAATACGTTCCATTGATTTATCCGGCCAACATGTTTTTTCTCCAGCAAATACTACATCAGTTTCAAACTTCTTATATTTTTTCATTATTTCATCTGACCCAGATAAAAAGATAACATCATAACTATCGGAAAACAAGATTATATCGTCATAATCATAATCAACCAATTCTTTTTTCAATAGATTTAGTTTCATTCCACCTCCTGGACCTTTCGACATATTCCCACCGGTCCACTCATAGTCCAAACCTAATACTTTGTATCGTAATCCATAATTATTACATGTATGAATAAATCTTTCTAATGGTTCATTCTTATCCGTAGCAACAGTTATGATTAATAATTCTGATGTATTATTTGGTAAATACGTTGATATTTCTGTATCGCTGGTTTTAAAAGCTTCTTTTTCAGGATAAACTATATTGTCTACCACAGATACAATTTTTATTGTATTATCATAATATTTACGATATTGATTATGAATACTAATATCACCAACTAATGGTAAATATTCATCAATTGCAATTATATTTGTTAATAAATTACTTTGAATTATATTGTTACAAAATTTTTTATTGATTAAATATCCTATAGACCAATAAGAATACGATGGATAAAGTAATCCTTCCTTTATCGGTAATTCACTTTCATCTGGATTCATTTTTTTACGTCCTAAATAACACATATCCCAATCAATTCCATTTAAACGATTGATTGTTGTTTTTAATTTTTCAATAAAATTGCCCGAAAATTCAGCATCATCTTCTAAGACAAATGTAATATCGTATTTTGAGTGAAGGGCCATTTGATACACAGCATAGTGACTTAATGTACATCCTATTTCACCTTTTGTAGTTTTACGATTATGGAAAGGATCTGTCCATTGGTCCAATGTTTTGTAGTTGTGTTGATCCATATATTCTTGTGTTAGCGTTTGCCCATCAATTGCATCAAAAATCTGATAATTAATTTCTGGAAAATCTTTCATACGTTCTATTATTCGTTCCCTTTTTTCCGAACATCTTTTTAGATTAATAATAAAACAATTAATATCCATTTATAGATCTACGATTTTATATTTTTTTTATTTAATCGCATAAATATCATCTTTTTCAAGATAATACAAATAGTTATGTTGTTTTAAATGGTTCATAATATCCGCTTTATTTAAATGTTTATGTTCAATTTTAATCATTTTGACATGAACCTTCTGTAAATCGATACTCTGTAATACAATTAAATCATGTCCTTCAGTATCTATTTTTAAAAAATCGATTTCATGAATATCATATTTTTTACAGATTTGATTCAAGGTAGAAGTCCTTACCTTTTGCTTCAAACTTGTTTGGAAATTAGTTAATGTTTTATTTCCTTCAAATGATAATGGTCCAGTTGCTCCTTCCAAACTACTAATACCTTTTAACCATTGTTGATTTTCATGGACAATATGTTCTGGATTAATATAATGGATCTCTGATTCACCTTCTTTATCACTGATTGCAATATTTTCATAATGGATTTGTGGATACTTAGTTAATTTATCATAATAATGTTTTACGGGTTCAATAACAATTCCTTTCCATCCATTGTGAATTAATTGTTCACATGTATCAAAATCACATGTTCCAATTTCAACAAAAAAAGACATTTATTTAATTATTATTATTATATTTTAAATTATAAATGATTATTACATCCAGAAAAGGACTATTTTATTTTCAAAATAATGAATCTATATTACTAAAGGATATACAATGTTTTGGTATTTGTAATTTTCCAAATGATATTTACCTTGTTTTTCATTTCTTGGGTGAAATAGGTAAAGATACAAAACAAGGGAAAATAACTCGTTTTGTTATTAGAGGAGATAAAATAATAGAAGAGAATGAAATAATTAAAGATTTAGATAATGGTGTTCATGAAATAACATCAACAGGTAAAGATATTATCATTTTACAAACATACTATCAGAATATAATCCGTTATCAATTAGATGATAAATATTATCCTATATTATCATCCAAAGAAATAATTACTATCGAAAGATTCCCTCCATGTTTAAATATTAAGTATCTAAATGAAGAAATACATAAATATGATGACTTCCTAAATACAGAAAGGTATTATCAACACTTTAATTCAATTACAATTCAAGATAATTTCATTTATCTTTTAGCCCCCCATTTAAAAAATATTAGAATTAATGGAGAAAATACACAAAATGAAAAATTATCAACTATTTTTGTTTTCGATATCCATTTTCAATACTTATATGAAATACCTCTACCCGACTATTTCTGTCATTCATTAGTGATACAAGGTCCAAAAATATATTATTTAACGGCACATTCAGAATTAAGATATTATGATTTTAGAGATAAACAAACACATACTCTTATTCAATACCCTAAAAATACTTCGAAAAAAAGAAACATTACCCGTGGATTAAGTATTACAAATGAATGTATCTATTTTGGTTCTACCTATGAAGATAAAGAAAAAAATGTGATCGTATGTTATAAAAACGATACAATTATTGAATATGATTCTCCATCAAATACAAATATATGCATGATAACATCTGAACATTTTGGTAAAGATTATAATCACATAGTAGGTCCTTATAAAAAACCATTTGTTTTACAATATGCTATTAAAGATACACTGTTATCAGAATATATAAATGATATTATTTCAATTCAAGAAGTAATTGATAGAAACAATATCTCCACAACTATAAAGAAAAAAAAATCATTTAAGAATATATATAAACAACCACCCTTCTTAGAAGTATTAAATGATATCTTATATCCAAATGACAATATATTTGAAGATGTATTAAAAAATCAAAGAATGAAAAATCCAGAAGAATCACTCATAAAATTATATAATCATGATTCATTTCGGTGTGATAAAATACATGAGGTTTTAAAAAGTATGGAAAAAAAAGGATTTAACATTACGGGTAGTTTCTTCCTCTATAAACCAAATACAGGATTAGGTTGGCATACAAATCTAAATTTAAATGATAATTATAGTTTCCGTTTATATATGATATTTACAAAATCAAATGACTCATGGTTCTTATATAAGCATCCACTTTCGAAACAAATACATTTTATTAAAGATCGTTCGGAATATTATAATCTATTTCATTTAGGATATATGGATAGTCCATTATGGCATGCTGTTTTAAATCGAGGGGATCATAATCGTTTAAGTATTGGTCTTGGTGTAGATATTAATGAATTAAAATATCTAAAATTAGATGGTTTTCAAGAAATAATCCATTAAGTAGGTTTCGTCGGCCATGTAACATTTTCAAGGACACCTAATAAATTAAGTATAGGTGATTGTGTTTTTGTCATATCCCTTAAGTTTTGACGATAAGTTAACCATTCTGTTTTTTTTTCATCATTTATATGAGGGTAATCTGGTAAAGCATATATATCAGATTCCTTTAATACCATGTCTCTTTGTTGTCGTAATACTTGCATTGGTAATGCATTTTCTAATTCTATTTTTTTAGCTTTAATTTCAGCAAGTGTTGGTTTAGTAAATGCATTATTATCCCAACGAATTGAATTATAATCATTTTCAGTTATTGACCATTCTGCTCCGGGAACTAAATCTAGAATACAATCAGCATAGGTAATCTTTTGATTTGGCATATATAATATAATATAGAATAATATTATTTGAATATTTACGTACCCATATCATCACCTCCGTATGTGGTTGTCCCCACTGTTCCACTTCCATCACTATCCTGTAATTTGATCGCATATAGGATTATATTTCGTGTTGTTAGTGTTTTTGCCCCTCCTGAACTTGAACTTGTACTTATTTCACTAAATTGTAATTTAATTGTTTTCGTAGCTGTTATTTCTTCAATTGTTTGAATTTGATCTTGGACATAATCATTATAACCACGATAATAGCCCCATTTATAATAATCATTATACGCGGTTGCTCCGCTAAATGACAAAAATCCACTTCCACTTGGATGATTATAATTTGTTCCACTAGCATCATAGATACGGGCAGCAAATATATTTGTATAATAATTATACGACCATTCAAATGAAGCTCCTATTAAATATCTTCCGTTTGTATTTATTGAAATAGAAATTGTATCTGTCCATGTACTCGATGTAAAACTTCTTCCAGTATTTGAGGATGTATATACATTATTAAACATAACAACAGAAGCATCCGTACCATTAGTACCATTAGTACCTCCTTGTCCTTTTTGGCCTTTATCACCATCGGTTCCATTAGTACCATTAGTACCATTCGTCCCATTGGTTCCTGCTGCACCTTTCTGACCTTTTTGGCCTTTATCACCATCGGTACCATTAGTACCATTCGTTCCATTCGTCCCATTGGTTCCTGCTGCACCTTTCTGACCTTTTTGGCCTTTATCACCATCGGTACCATTAGTACCATTCGTTCCATTCGTCCCATTGGTTCCTGC